AACCGAAGAGGAAAAGTGCTTCCCGAACGCTTACAGAAAGCCTTGGAGATGAGGGCAGCATTGTTAACGCCATCGGAGCAAGCCTCTACCATCACGGAACAGTAGTTAATCAGGATGCTGATGCAGGTCATGTTGTTGTTGAAGACAAGCCTTCGCTGTTTGTAAAGTCGCGCAGAGCGCAATCGGCAACAGACGATGAGACTTGGATTGATGGGCAGGTAGCCCCAACCTTGAATGCGTTTGATATTGGTGACACTCGAACAACCACAGCAATCATTGAAGTTGATCCAATTGGTACTTTGAAGGCACGTGGACATAAAGGGGTAAACACGGAAGAAGCGCAAGAAGGTCAGATAGTTGTGGAACAGACCGTCTATGCGTTTGATTCGCTTTCATCTAATTCCATGAAGTCTTCTAACCCGGATAGCGGTGTGAACGAAGTTGAGGTTGCTAAGACATTGGATACTTGGCGGCCTGATCCAAGCTTGAATCAAGGTGGCATTGCCATTGTTGAGGATGCGACTGTCTTGTTTGAGAACTCGTATCGTGATGGTGCGCGGATAGCCAATGATGGTGTCACGCAAACCCTGTCAGCAAAGATGGGTACTGGAGGCGGGAATACGCCGATGGTTGCTGTTCCTTTGGCTTTTGACACACAGTTCGGTTCTAATGCGAACGTCACGGAAGATATTTCACCAACATTGAAGGCAAGCCAGCAGTCGCCTTCGGTTGCTTATTCAATTCGTGAGGATGCTAAGGCAAATACTTTCTCTGCTACAGAGTTGGATACGGCTAATGCGTTAACTGGTCTGCGGCCCAGCCCTCAGTCTCATCACGCACAAATGTTTATTACTGAGCCTGTGGTTTATGACGGTTACAACCAAAAACTTGACGACTCCGGGATTCACCGTTCGTTGAGAGTTGGTCGTGATAGCAGCGATTTCGTGGCACAGCCTGTTGAAGAGCCAACTGTCTTCCAACCTGGAACGATGGTGCGTTTAGGTGGCGGTGTTTGGGAGGGAACAGTTCCTACTCTTCGAGCAGAGTCCAAGCGTGGCGATAATGAGCCTCATATTCAGTTGCATGATGGTGAGCCACAGATGGCTGTACGTCGCCTTACGCCTTCAGAATGCGAGTTACTGATGGGCTGGCCGTTGGATCACACTCTTTACAAGGCTGATGGCAGTATCCAATCGGATACGCACAGATATAAGCAGATAGGTAATGGCGTTGCTACCCCGGTAGCAAGGTGGGTAGCAAAACAAATATGGCAGGTGGAGCAGCTTTAACTCTGTTACACCCCTAGAGGAGACTAGGGAGATATGAAAACAAAACTAAAACACAAACATGGTTCAGCAGAATGGCTTTGGGATAGATTCCGAGGGGAAGATGGGGAAACCGTTTTTGGTTACTCTGATTCGGCCGCTTTGATGGGGGTTAGCCCTTACAAGAGTCGCGCACAGTTGTATATGGAGAAACTGACGTCGCCTGTTGTAGTGGAAGAAAGTTGGGCGATGCGTAAGGGCAACATCATGGAGCCTTTGCTTGTTGAGGAGATGGGCTTACGCCTTGGTGTTTCTTTGATCACCCCGGAAGTCGTTTATACAGGTGGTAGATGGGTTGGTTCGCTTGATGCTGTTCCAGCTGCTTCGGTAGAACAACCTGAGTTCATTGGTGAAATCAAAGTGACTGGTAAATACACCATCAATTCGGCTTCTGATTTACCTCAAGAGTGGGTTGCTCAAGGTCATATGCAGTCCAAGATCGTTGGCTGTCCTGTGTTCTTCGGTGTGTTTGACAAACGACAGAACTTCTCTGTGATTGAGATGCCGTTTGACAATGGTTTGGCTGATGCGATTGATGCTGAAGCAGAACGTATTGGCAAAATGATTGACGATAAAGAACCTCTGTCTGATGATTTGATTCAGGATTTGAGTGCGGATGACATTGCTTCAATGTTCCCTGCGGCCAAAACCACGATTGAGTTGCCTGATGAGGCTGAAACCTTTTTGCAGTTGCTTGAAATTGGGCGTGAGATGAAGGCTCAAGGTGAGGCACAAGAAAAGCAGGCTAAGGATGCGTTGGCTCGACTGTTAATGGATAACGAGGTTGGGATTCTTCGTGGGCGACCTGTAGTTTCGTGGAAGCAAATGGCAGGGCGTGAAAGTTTGGATACGAAAGCCTTGAAAGAGGCTCATCCTGATTTAGTTAAGCAATATATGAAACAAGGAAACCCATTCCGCACAATGCGGATGTTGAACGGAGGAAAAGAATGAGTGAGGAATTGAACAATCAACTGTTAAGGGCTGTGCTTGAGGAGTATGCGTCACCCGATCCAAAGATCGTGGGGACTATCCCTCGTAATGGCGTGAATCTGTCTTACGTATCACATTCGGAAATTACGCGCATTCTCATTTCGGTGGATGCGATGTGGTCGTGGGAACCGATTGAGTGGATCAATGGGCGACCTGCCATTCACATTGAAAACGGTATGGCAACGATGTGGGGCAAAATGACTTTGCTGGGCAAAACCATGATTTGTGTTGGTTCTGCAAGGGCAGATAAGGCCGATTATGAGAAGGAACTCATTGGCGATCTATTACGCAACGGCTCGATGCGTTATGGAATTGCGCTCAATTTATGGTCTAAGCAGGACAGCAGTAGTGGCGGTGTGAGCGTTCAGACGATCACTAAGTCGTTTCCGGGAGCAACGGCAGTAAATGCCCCTGCACAGCCTCAGCAGGCTTCTAATGCGTCTGTAGTGCGCCCTGCGGCCAAGCAAGCATCACCTGGTAACCCTGTTTCAGAAAAGCAGGTATTCCTGATCAACAAACTGGCGAAGGATAATCAGATAAGCGACGTTGTTGCTTACTGTGCTGGTATTGTCGGCCATGCGTTGACTACCGCAAAAGATATGAACAGTCGAGAGGCTTCACAGGTCATTGATTCGTTGATGAACCCACAGCCAATTGCTGAGATTCTTCCTGACGAAGAGCCTTTTTGATCGGAAGGTAATTCGTTGGAAGTGAGCCGGGGCTGATGTTTGTCGGATTCATCAGTCTCGGCTCTTTATTTCGCACTAGATTTCGCTCTATGTTTTTTTGAAAAGGCTGTAGATATGGGTTTTTGTGAGCGTTGAGGCGTACTCGTGGGCGTTGAATCATGCACCATGTAAGTCGCCTACTCAGAAGTTAGTTTTACTTGCTCTTGCTAATCATGCTCGCCCTGATGGTTCGGCAGCATTTCCTTCCGTTGGCACGATCCAGCGGTACACGTTGCTGTCTGAACGCGCTATCAGGTTGAAACTGGATGAACTCGAAGAACTGGGGATTATTTACCGATGCGATCCTCGGATTGTTGCAGCTTATATCCCTCGAATTGATCGCCGACCTCAGGGTTGGAACTTGGCTTTGGGGCTTCGTAACGAGGTGCAGGAGGAGCAGGTCGTTGATGAACGGGGTGCATTTGACGACACTAACGGGGTGCATGTCATACCGAACGGGGTGCATATGGCGACAGAACGGGGTGCAGGAGATGCACCCAAACCGTACATAACCGTAAAAGAACCGTACATAGAAAACATGTCAGAAGCCTCACGGCTTTGCCACTTGCTCTCAAGCTTGATGGTTCTCAATGGTTGTAAATCGCCGAACATCACCGAGAAGTGGGTTCACGACATGGAGAAGATTATTCGCCTTGATGGGCGTACTTATCAGCAGGTGGATGCCTGTATTCGCTGGTCACAGCAAAACGATTTTTGGAAGGCGAACATCTTGTCTCCGGGGAAACTTAGGGCGAAGTACGACACGATGCGTTTGCAGGCACAGAGGGAGAAACAGCAGAATGAGCCACGTGGATTTGACGGTATTCGAGATTTCTTGGAGGAGTCGTGAACAAACATGAAACAGCAGAGGTTTTGGGTTATTTGGCTGCGGCTTTTCCTAATGCGAAGGTCACGAAGCAAACGGCGATAGTTTTCCATGATGTTCTAAGTGCTTTGCCAGCCTCGGATGTGATGGTGGCCGCTAAGGAACTTGTCCGTGAATGTGAGTTCTTTCCTTCCCCGGCTCAGATCTTGAATGCTGTTGGTCGGTTGTCAGGTACGACCTCACCATCGTCAGGGATGGCTTGGCAGGAGGTTTTACGTCAGGTGGGGGAGAAGGGGCGTATGGGCGTTCCTGAGTTCTCTCATGCGACTACAGAGGCTGTGGTGAAGGCTATTGGGTGGAGAGACATATGTATGTCGGAGAATGTGGATGTGCTGAGATCCAACTTTCTCAGAATGTATGACGGGATGGCAAAGTCGTTAGACAGGGAAGCTTTGAAGGAACTTGTTTCTAGGGCGAACGATGCGTTGGAGCAACCGAAAGTCATGCTCGAACTTGAAGGATAGAAAGCCTCTAAAACGCACACCGTTGAAGCGGTCACAGAAACCGATTAAACGCAAGCCGATTAAGCGACGTGTGAAAACTGATGGGGCTTTGGTGAAGTCGCGCAAGGTCGTTGCGGAAAGGTGTCAAGGGGTATGCGAAGCCCGGCTCAAAGTTTGTACTGGTCAAGCGGAAGCCGTGCATCATGTTTTGCGCCGTTCGCAAGGTGGCGGCCATGATCCTTCAAACCTTTTGGCTTTGTGTACTGCTTGCCATCAGTATGTTCATGCGAACCCAGCAGAGGCTGTGAGTAAAGGCTTGCTACGCAAACCTGAAAAGTAATCTTTAGACATGGAATCCCTCGTAACCCATTCAATGCACAACTACAGGCAAGTGTTTGTCTTTGAAGTGTGGATGCGACCCTGGACTGTCAACGCTGAACGAGCAGGTAACCGTTGGGAGCGAGCCAAGAACACGAAGATGTGGAGAGAGCATTTCGCTGCCCTAAGCCCCAGCACCACGCTGACCGATGCGACAGTCGAGATCACTCTTGAACTGAAGGGGCGGTTACAGGACACCGCAGCTTGTATGCCAGCAGTAAAAGCAGCGATTGACGGGATGGTTGATGCTAATTTGTTTCCTGATGACACAGGAGATCATGTAACAACGATCTCGTTTCATGCGCCATCACGTCAAAAGGAAAACAAAATCATTATCAAAGTTGAAGGAGAACTTTTTTATGAAGGATAAAGAGAACCAAATGTTTCACCCGTCTTACGGATTGGGTGGATATAGAGAACAAGTAACCGAAGCCATAATCATTCCGATGTTTAGGAATAGTGACCCGGTGACAAGCAAAAAGGCAGCCAAAGGAGCATCAAAGCGTTCGCCATCTCAGCAAACAATTTTGTTGAAGGCTTATCGTGGTGGTCGAGGTCTGACAGACGAAGAAGCAGGTGTGGTAACAGGGTTGGCTTTGAAGCCGAAGTGTTGCTACTGGAAACGCTGTTCAGAATTACGCACTATGGGCTTTATTGTGCCTACTGGAGACTTTGCTAGGTCGTCTGCAAACGAACTACAAATGATCTGCAAAATGACTACAAAAGGCGAAGAACACCTGAACTCGCTAGAGGCGTAACACTACCCCCCTATAATCGGCCCAACGAGGTTGGAGGGGTTATGGAACCACAAATTGTCATTAAAGATGACGCTATACAGCATGAAAGCGAGCAAGACGATTTAGAGAAATGTCGTTTGCTCACACAGATGATGCGAGAACACCAACAGTCAGTTGTTCGCTTAGGTAAACAACGTCGCAAGGTGGTTCGCCGTTTGCGCGAGAAACGAGTTCCCTATCGTCAGATCGCTGATGCGTGTGGTGTCACGGATCAAGCTTTATTCGCTGACCTACGAAAGCACCCTGAAGAATGAGAAACGGCCCAATCACGCAAGGACAGATAGAAGAAGAGATCATGCGTCTTCTTGCCAACCTGGAATCGGATACCGAAGAGTTTGAAGTTCTTGCTCAAAGGGCAGCCGAAACTGAGGCAACACATAAGGCGATGTGGGCGAAGGCGTATCTTTCTGCTGAGGGTTCTATTCGTAACCGGGAAGCAGTTGCAGATTTGGCTATGTCAGACAATATGTATCAGTTCAAAATCGCTGAGGCTTTGGTCAAGGCAAAACGAGAGAAATTGCTGTCGCTTCGCACGTCGGTGGATGCGTTGAGAACCCTGAACGCCAATGTTCGAGCGCAAATCTAGGAATACTTGACTTAGGGATAGTTTCGCCCCTATAATCGTCTTGTCAGGCAGGGAGTCTGATAACGAAAGGGGAAATATGAGCCAAGCATGGTCAATGGACAAAAAATCATTGGAAGCAATGATCAATGCAGTTCCAAAAAAACCAAGGCAACCAGTAGGTCACGAAAGTCGCTGCCCTTGCTACAAATGTGAGGAATGGGCAAACAACTTGATTGATTGGGAACAAGAAAAATTGTTTTCAGAAGGGAGTCGCTGGTAATGAAAACCACAGCACTTCTACGAGAAGGCAGGGAATTAGATCCCAAAACACTTCTCATGCAAATGGGCAAAATTAATGTTTGGGCAATCAGCGGTGGTCGTGGATCGGTCATCTATTACACAGACAGCGAAGGTGACACCTACCCAATCGGCGTGGCGTTCCCAGTTGCAAAAAACCGTTCGGTGGAAGTCACACTTGACTGGAGCGACACTTACCGAGTTCGCCGAATTAGAAAAGTGGTATCAGGTCAAGCAAAAGGTAGCGAAATCATGGAGGCTGAACACACAGACATTTACTGTGAAGAAGTCGGTGATGTTGCTTACGGAATCAGTTGTTGGAAATAAGCCTAAAACAAAGGAGAAATGATGGAAACGCAAGAAAAATACTTGGTGCAATTAGATAACACAAAAATTGACTTACGCCAACTCCGAAAGGAATTGGAAGACGTTGTTCAATCTTTTGAAAATGGCGACATTGAATATGCCTACGAGCGAGCCTTTGAACATCTCGTGGACAAGGCTCAACAAGTTAGAGAATCTCTCCGTTTGTCAAGAAGGTACATGAGGGATGTGGCAGAAGAACTTGCTGAACTTCAAGAGGCATCACAATGACCGATGAGGAGCAAGAACAACAAATGCTTTTAATGTCCGTACTTGAACAGTTCGCGCAAAATCTTTGTGAACCTGACTGCAACTGTGACGACCACTAATGCGATACCACAAGAAGTTCCGACACTTCAAACCTGAAACATTGACCATGACAAAGGTGATGTTGAAGGACTGGTCAGCCTGCAATGAATCCCGGAAATGGATAAAAATGCAGGAATGGACTCAGAAAGCCTCTAATGCGTATGGAATCCCCATGCCTGTAATTGTGGAGGACACCGCAGCTGGAAGCGGTTTTTATCGTTTGGCGAGCAACACGATCCATATGAGCAAGCCCTCGGTCGTAACCGTGATCCACGAGTTCCGTCATGCGCTCCAACGGCACAACAAGGCTAAAGGCTTCTCGAACCTGGAAACCGACGTAGAACCTGATGCTAGGGCTTGGTCGCTTTCCCTCTATTACAAGGTCGCCCCAAGGTCTTTCAGGAGGCTGGTTGAGGAAGGCAAGATCTTTCACATAGAAATGGCTGACTTGACTTAGGGATAGTTTCGCCCCTATACTTCATATGTAAGGCAAGGGAGTCTTACAGAAAGGAATGAGATGCCGACAATCTCACCAGCAAGACCACTTACCCAAGTGGATCGTGACCAAGAGGCTTATCACCTCAGAGTGAACCAACAGGAGTCTTGGGCGTTCATTGTCCAACTGCTCAACTTCAACAACGAGTCAACTGCTCGCCTCTCGGCTTCACGCCATGCGAGAGTGAACAACTTGCCACCGTTGACTGCACCAAACCCTCGCCGTTCACAGGCAGGTCGTTTGGCCGCCCAACGCCGATTCAACATTCAACCGAGCGCAGTTCAACGGATCTTGAACCCACAAGTTCAATCAACTTCAATGCGTACCTTCGGTGTGGAAATTGAATATGTAAACATGGATCGCCGAGTCGTTGCCAACAAAGTTGCCGAGGCTCTCGGTGTCCAACACATTCATG